GGCCCCGCGCAGGTTGGCGTCGCTCAGGTCGGCCCCGCTCAGGTCGGCCCGGCGCAGGTTGGCGTCGCGCAGTTCGGCCCCGCGCAGGTCGGCCAGGCGCAGGTTGGCCCCGATCAGGTCGGCCAGGCGCAGGTTGGCGTCGCGCAGGTTGGCCCGGCGCAGGTTGGCGTCGCGCAGGTTGGCCCGGTTGCCTCCTAAACCACTCAACCAGAATTCATGTTTATCTAAGATTTTTTGAATGTCCACTACAGTTCTCCTTTTATTCTGCTGAGTTTGCGTTTCAGTTGTGCATTTTCTTTTTCAAGCTCGACATTGCGTTGCTCCATCTGCTCCACCTTGGTGGCAATAGCTATAAGCTGATCAGACATGCTGGCCGCAGTGCTCATGGTCCGTTGAGTTGAGTCGGCTATGGCATACTCATAAGATTTGGCCATGCCCCTACGCATCAACTTACCTTCTCGGTACAGCTGTGAGAGCTGGTTAGTCATAACCTCAACATCTTTAGCTTGTGCGGGGTAAAGAGACTTAATAGTCTCCTTAACTTCGCCCACATTCATCCACTCTTTATCGTAAAACCGCTTGGACACCTCCAGTATCAGCAGCAGCTTTTGTCGGTTGTTGACCTTCTTTGCCTTGCCTTCTATGAACGCAGGTCTGCCCAAGTGCACCGACTCTTCAGCATTGGTGAAGGGTAAAAAGCTCCTCACCGTACACTCATTCAGCTCCGCTGCTTCCGCAAGAGCAGGTAAAGACTTCGGCTCTGCACTGAGGTTGCGATTGATGCGCTCTACAATCAGCCCCCAGCTCGTGTACTCTTTATCGACGCTCATTCCTCGCCCCCTTCCCAATGGGCGTTGATTACACCGGGGAAGTAATCAAACTCAGATTCGTGCTCATTCTCCTCCTCTCCTACAAAACAAAGAGTCACTCTCCCCGTACTGCCTCTGTGTGCAGGTTCTCTTATACCGACCACCCGCACCGCTTCGTTCCGGAATGTGTAGGTAAGGTCGCCCACCTTTACTTCTCTTCCTGTTACATCGTCTACAAGTTTCATTGGATTGCTCCTTTATTAGTTAGTTTAGGTTGGTGGTTAGACTGCGTTAAGCATCATCACCTGATCGATGTGCTCAATCTCTGAAGCTACAGCCTCTTCGACTTCTTCACGAGTTGGAGGTCCGACAAAGTTTATAAAGAAGTCTTCCCACTCAGCCATCTCTTCAACTGTCTGTTCGTAGTCACTCATCACGAAACTCCTCGGTAAATTAGTTTAGGTTGGTGGTCGCTCTAGACCCAAGAGGTATAGTTTGTCAGGTAGTATCGAAGTGCACTGAAGCTACCGAGTTAACTCAGTGCTCGGCAGGGTCTGCGTGCCCCAGTGCACTTCGGGCTACCCCCTCGGTGTCACTGCCGAGGCATTTGCCCCCTGCTGCCCAATATAGCGCAGCTAACACGTTCGTGTTCTGTCACGCCTTCGCAGCAGGACGACCCGATTATAAGGTGGGGAAGTCACCTTGGCCCTTCGGCAGTTAGCTACACTGTAGCTCTGGCACCTGCACCAACACTAAGGCTGGAAGCCCGATCTTAATCACGTGTGGCTGAATGTGTCGTAACACTAGACAACCCCATTGCGTCCTAAGACCGACCTAGCTGCTTCTATGCGTCCCAACTAGGGTTTGGGGGTCCACCAGTGACCGAGCCGTTAGGGGGTTTGGCGGTAGGGGGCTTTCCCGGTGGGGTAGCGGCATCCCTATACAATATAGTATAACCTTAGCGTATTAGCCGCTAGGGCGCAACCCTAGAGGGCTACGGTACGGCCTTATAAAACAATAACTTACAAAATATTTACATTAGAAAGTGCTAATATACCCACCAGGTGGGGTCCCGGCGGGGGCTACAGCAGCCCCAACGCCTTGCAGTGCTGTTGCAGCACCAACCCTATATGCCCGGCCACGGAGTTGGCCCGTTTGCCTAGCGCTTTAGGGATTATATAGCCCCCGCTTGTGTCGTATGTTTCCACCATTTTCTCCACCGCTTCAGCTGGGAACCGTTCCATGGTTTGGAACTGGTGGCTAAGAAGCTGGTTAATGCAGGACACCCATTGAAAACTTGGCATATCCTTGCTATTGATAAAGACCTCCACCGGCCTTGTCTGCCCGTTTACTTCATCATCGCAGATTGTTATGTATATCGCGCTGTCTATCACCGGGGGCTTTATCTTGTAGGTTGTGCTTTTCAGCTTTTCTGGTCGTTCATACTTCATTTCTTACCCCCTTCAAATTTCTTCATCGGCACCACCTTGGTGTCCTTTTCATACTCCGCCGCTCTCTGGCTGTGTGTGCTGCGCAACCACTTTTCTTGATTCCTCAATGCCCATAGCTTCTTACTACCGTCGCTGGTGGTAGTTACGGGTAGTTGTCGAAACCCTGCCCGACGTAGTGCTTTGGACAAAGCAATCTTGGTGGTTCTACGTGCACCGTCCGGGTCTTGCACCATCATTATTTCTTCTATGGAGAACAAATCGCGTTCAAGATTAATGTTGCCGTGGCGGAGTATGTAGTCGGCATTTTCTTTGAGGTCATGTGCAAAGTGGTCCAGGTCTGAGCGGGACAGGGTTATCATTTCTGATTTGGACTCTGTCTCCGGTGCCCGGGACATAGGGTTGAAATCTGAGCAGTCTATTTCATTTTGAAGATAGTAGAACAGGTGGGCCGGGCCGTCCTTGTTGCGCATCCAATCGTCTATTTCTTTGTAGAATGCGTCGTCCTCAGCTTTACTTTTAATCTCGTGTATGAAGTAGCGCCTGTCATCATCATCCAGGAAAAAAGCGTCGGGGTGGTTGCTGGTGAACAAGTAGTTAATACAGTCCTTTACATCATAGCTGGGTTGGAACTTGACATTTATTGATGCACTCTCTTGAGTGATCAAATCTTTCAATCTGTCTGCATCCCTTCGCTTATCGCTCCCCGTTATCTCGTCGCCCAATATGAACTGCTTGTTAACTGCCCACTCATTAAAGGAGCCGTGCATGTTATCCTGATTAACCTTCCTGTAATTGTCACCGTATATTCTGCCCATTATTTGTCCTATTAGGGTTTTGCCTGTACCTGTGCCGAGCGACCAGAGTAGCACGCAAGTGAATAGCTTTGCTCCGGGGTTTTGTATTGGGTAGGCCAGCCACTTTTCAAACCAGTCTTTAGCTTCTTTGTTATCTGCAAACACAAAATTCAGCAGTTTGTTCCATGACTTTATATCTCCTTTCTTTGGCTGTGTGCCCCAGCCCGGCCATATATTAAGTTCGTTATTTTCCGTTACCTCGTCTTCCCCCGGTGCATAAGCTATCCTTGTGTGCGTCCTCCTGTTTGGCCACTCCAACCATGCCGTTGCGGTCTTGCGCCTTTTCATTCCGTCGTCTGTCTCTTCGGTGTAGCTGTAGTGAGCATATTGGCCACGCGCAAAATTATCCAGCTTCATGAACCCTCGGGTCTTTATATCAAATACAGCTTTTGTGTGTTCTATCCACGCCACTCGTTGGTTCATGTCGTGTAGCGCCCTGCCTTTGTCGTACTGGTCTATCTCTAGTTTTGTCTTCAGCTTTTCTACTGTGCTTTCCACCAGGAAATCATCAAGACCATACTTATCCCCCTCTTTCAATTCCGGCACACACCCCATAAACACTTGTGCACCTAGCACGGTCAGCTCGTCAGCCAACACCTTCATGGCCAGGCTTACATTGGGATTGGTCTTCAGGTCGCTGTCGAATATTATCCTTACAGTGCGCTCTTCCCACTTTATGAGATAGAAGTCGTCTATTAACGTCTTGCCCTTTTTACTGGAGCGAAACGACCACACTCCGCCAAGACCAATAGTAGGCATACCTTCTTTACTAGCCTTTGCGGCTTTCTTTTCTCCTTCCGTTATTGTTACTTCTATATCTGTGTTTGCCGCTATTGTTTTCCAGTCCACCAGTGAAGGGAAGTATAGCCTCACCCCCGTGCCTGCTGGTTGAGTGTATCGCTGGGGCTTATTACCTTTGTGGAACCCCTTGGGCTCTTCCAGGAATCTTACTCGAAAGAACTGGGTTTTCTTATCTGATATGTCGAAGTAAGGAATCTTGTAGGACAACATGGATTTTTTTACAGCGGCTTTGGTGGCTTGCTTGGTCAGAGGCTGTAATCCTAGCTTTTTAGAATCCTCCTCTGTTAAGCCACTTTTATGTAGGTCTTCCAACATGGCTTTTTTAGTCATTGGACTTCTCCAGGGAGGGGCTATTTAGAAGATTGTGTTGCGTATTTTAAAAGCGCCTCCTTGAATTCTTTATTATCAACAAACTCTTTTAACAAGGTTTCCACCACTGTGCGCCGAGTTATCTTCTTTGGTCTTTTATTTATTGCTGACCTCTTAATCTCCTTTTTCTTTTCGCGCATCAACCTGTTGAACTTAGTGGCGTTGTCCCTCTTTTCTTTCCTCATCTCTTGCTTCTTTTCTTTCAATAGCTTGTTAACCTTGTCTACATTGGCGTCGTTCATCACACCCTTAACGCGGTACTTCTTATATAGCTCCCTATAGTAGTCTTTGAATTCTTCAGTCTTGGCGGGATCCAGGTTCTCAGCTTCTTCTGGCTTGAGCTCCTTCTTCATTTTTTCGTAGTAGTCTTTGAACTCTTCAGTTTCGGTGGGGTCTGCCCCCTCATGCTCCATGGCATTGTAGTTATCATTGATGGCCTGCATATTTATATCCGATATCAGTTTGTCTATTCTGTTAAATACCTCTACATCAAGCAACGTTGTAAACGTTCCTGCGCGTTCTGCACCATCTAATTTTACTTCAAACAAGGAGGCTTTTTTCTTCGGCATCGTAACGTCCTCTTTTAAGTAGTATTTATAGGGGAGGTGTACATAATAACGGGGTATTACCCTCTGGACAATACATAAAAACGGTTAATTTTTAACCGATTTACCGTTTTACTACTTTACCAATTTACCCCCCCTAAACTGGAGATGGTTTTGGGTAAGCGTCATTTTAGACAGTTAGTATTACTAAGTAGCTATTCAGTAGTTCTCTCTGTACTGGTATATATATATAATATATTAGTAAAAATAGTAAAAATAGTAAATATATATATATAACAACAACTTACCACTTCCTTACCACTTTTACCCTTTATTTTCAGCCATTTGGCCAGATTAGACTTGTTTTGGGTAGCGTTGCTGGTGTAGGCCCCCTATAATTACCTGTATAGCCGCCAACCCCTTTTAGGACAAAGCCTTGCCTGCAAAAAAGAAGACAGATAACCGGACCCGTGTGCAGAAGATACGACAAGCACAGACAGAAGAGGTGCGTCGTAAGTTCAAGGCCATCGAGTACATTCGCCAGCTAGAAGAATCCGCGAAAGAGTATGACCGCATCCGTGACGATATGAAGAAGGCAGTCACTCGTCGTGGCAAGCTCACTTCCAAGGAGCGTGAAGAGCTGTTTGTTATACGTGCGCAGATCAACATACTCAAGGCTCAGTTGGAGGCCATCAAGCAGAAGGTGGATTTGAATCTGAGACGGCTACGCTACTGTGTGCCTGAGCTGAAGGCTATTGAGATATCAGACCCAGAGGGCAGCAACCCATTCCTCACCTTTGCGGCTGCTATGAAGGAAGCATTGGAAGACGACATCAGTAAATCGCAAGATGACGAGGACAGAGACTAGCCGTGGCGGTCAGTAACGAACACATAGCGATGGAGGTGGTGCGCCGGGCACGCGCCAAGACTATACGCGACCCCGCCTGGTTTTTCAAGAATGTACTGAATGAATCTCCTTTGGCTTGGCAGCTGCGGGGCGTGAACGCGGCACTGGATCCCTATCGCAAGACGCACGGCATTAAGGTCGTAACGAATAGGAAGGCATTGCCACGCATTTCCGTGCGGTCCTGCCACGGCACAGGCAAGACGCAGTGGCTTGCGCAGTTGATGCACACCTGGAACTTCTTGTTCCCAACCTTGATAGCTTGCACAGCACCCAAGGAAGCTCAGCTCAAGCGTCGTCTGTGGCCCCGATACCGCAAAGTGATGAAGAACGCTATTGAGGAGTACCGGCAGAACATCATTGTGAACGCTGGAGATGTTCAGTGTTATGGCGATCCGGACTGGGGTGCCGTGGCCGAGACAGCAAGCGACCCCGATAACTTGGCAGGCTACCACGACACCCCACAGCTATTTCTCGTTGACGAGGCATCAGCCAAACGTCTCGACCCGATGTTCCCTGTGATTGAGGGTGCGCTCACCACCCCAGGTTCTGTGTCTGTCGAGATTGGTAACCCGACACGCACAGAGGGGGAGTTCTACAACCACCATAATAAGAAGGGGACCAAAGAGCTCTACTACAGAATGCACATCAAGCCTGGGGACGCGCCGGAGCTGATAAGCCAAGATTGGATAGATGCGATGATTGCCAAGTATGGCGTTGACTCTCCTATAGTCAAGATCCGTGTGTTTGGTGAGTTTGCGGCCTATGATGATTATATACTCATTCCATACGACTACATAATCGATGCCCTGGATCTTGAGGAGGAGCCGGATGGTTCAGTGCCTCGCTTACGTGTAACCGTTGACGTGGCCGATGGTGGTGCGGACGGTACGGTAGTCACAGCAGCTCGACACTATAAGACCTTTACTCAGGTGCTCAAGCAACGACAGTTTTATTTCCCTCCATCAGAGTCACCGGTTAAGGCTGCACGTGCGGCTCTTGAGATGTACCGAGGATTCGGTGGTAGTAACCTGAATGGCGATGACTTTGTCATAGACGCCAACGGCGTTGGTGCAGGGACGGCCGGGAACCTTATGGACAAGTCGTTCACCGGTGGCGAAGAGCTTACGGTAATACAGTATCGAGGTGGTGAGACCCAGCACGTCATCTCGAGCAAGTACAGGAATCAACGGGTGCAGAACTATATCACCCTGTACGAGTGGTTCCGTGATGGGTTTATAAGGTTCTCCCCGGGTGCGGTAGATGATGAAGATGAGCTTGCCGCGCAACTGCTGAGCATTAAGCGTAATGTTGATAACGAGCGCGTGGATGATATACAGACGCGTAGGCAGATGAAGCAGGACGGTATTGATTCACCCGACAGAGCCGACTCCCTGCAACTGCAGTGCATGAGGGTACTACCCACTTCAACTGTAAATAAGAACGCTGGCGGAATCTCTGTACTAAGCGAGGCTATGGGTGCAAATGCAGATTGGTAGATTCAGTATCGGATTTAAAGAAAAGGCACGTGAGGCTCAGCCACCGCAGACCGAGACAGCGTACGTCCAGTCGCTACTCTATTCGATGTTCGACTTCATGCCGTACGACCCCGATGATCTCAAGGTCGCCAAGGGCGCGGACGTGTATAAGAAGGTCTTGCGTGACGAACAGGTCAAGGCGGCAGCCCGATTCCGTCGTAACTCGGTCACCGGTCGCAAGTGGATGTTCATGTTTGAGGATGACGTTGACCTGTCGGACGAGGAGAAGGACCGTCGCGTGAAGGTGATGGAGCAGGCAGTACGTACGATGCCGGGTTCGTTCAAGCGGTCCTTGGACGGTATCATGTCTGCGATGTTCTTCGGCTTCTCCATGTCCGAGAAGACCTACCAGCCGTTTGAGTATAACGGAACCACGTACTGGGGTCTCAAGGCTGTCCGTACCAAGCCTCACGACACGTTCCTGTTCCACAAAGAGCCTACCGGCGAATTGGACAAGGTCGTACAACGAGTAGAGAGCCACGAGCGGGAGCTGGACATTTCGCGGTTCATTCACCACGTTTACAATACCGACGTGGACGAGCACTACGGTCAGTCGGAGTTGCGCGAGTGTTATCGGGCGTATTGGTCTAAGGACGTTATCATCAAGCTACAGAACGTGTACCTGGAGCGCATGGCCGGGGGCTTTGTGTGGACATCACCCAAGGATGATGCTGAGAACCCTACTCCCGGATCGGTTGAAGAAGCTAACATGCGTGCTGTCCTGTCAAACATACAGACGAAGACAGGCATCATGATGCCCAAGGGCATCGGCCTGAATGTAGAACACCCGTCGTCAACCGATGCGTTCGAGAGGGCTATCATCCAATACAACCTGGCTATCGCCAAGGGCCTGCTGATGCCAAACCTTATCGGGTTGAGTGAGCAGGGACCTAACGGCAGCCGTGCATTGGGCGACACGCAGCTAGAGGCGTTCCTGTGGATGTTGGATGCAGAGACAGGGGACCTGGAGGAGACACTCAACGAGCAGCTGTTCCGAGAACTGGGTATGTTTAACTTCGCCGACGGGATCATTCCCGCGTTCAAGTTCAAGCCGTTGTCTCAGAGCATGATTAAAATCATTGCCACCCTGTGGGGCGATCTCGTACAGAAGGGTGCCGTTACCAAGAGTGATTCCGACGAGGCGTGGTTGCGTGACATGCTGGGTGCCCCTGAGAAAATCGAGGAAGAAGAGGATGACGGTACCGAGGGGGAAGAGGAAGAGGACGATGGTACCGGGGAAGATGAGGACGAGGGGACTGCGCCCCCTGACAACGAGGAAGAAGCCGAGGATGAGACAGTCGTGGGTCGGGGTGAGCTGACCATTGAGTACAATGCATTCTCCCGCGCTCAGCAGCGCGTTGACTTCGCACGTATTGATTCATCGGCCAACATCTCGCAATGGCAGAACGTAGAGGCCCTGTCGTCCCTGTTCGGTGACCTGACTGGTGAGGTTGCAGAGTTTATCCGTAATAACCCTGACATAGCCGACAATCCCGATAAGATTAAAGAGGTTAAGGTACCGGGCAGCACCAAGGCACAACTGAAGAAGACAGTTCGTCGTATCTTGAAAGACGGGTGGGATATTGGCACGACGAATGCCGAGCAGGAAATAGCTCGGGCTTCGGGCAAGCGCATGAGTAAGAAGTTCTCTGCTAAGTTTGCCAGTATCGGTGATATTGCGACCAAGTACTTCGCGGCCAAGGAGTTCACAGTCACAGGGAAGCTGTTGTCTGATTATGAGAGCATCATACGTAACTCTATCTTGACGGGCATCAAGTACAGCAAATCGACTGAAGACATCATCGCTGATATGACAAGGCAACTGGGTAAACAGGGGATGATTGCCCCTGAGTTCGTGGATGATATGTTGGGTGAAGCCCTGGAGACGACCAACCCAAGGGCGCGACTGGAGACGGTGGTTCGGACAAACATGTTTGACGCAGTGAACGAGTCGCGGTTCAGTTACTTCACTGACTCGGAATTGGGCGGCTTTGTACGGAGCATGGAGTACAGTGCAATCCTCGATTCACGCACCACTGATATATGCCGGGAACTCGATAACAAGGTCCTCCCTGTAGGTGCGTCCGAGTGGGACAGGTTGCGGCCCCCTAACCACTTTAACTGTCGTTCTATACTCGTAGCTGTAACGGAACGCGACGACATATCAGATACCGGACTACCTGATAGCATATCATCCGGTGACGTTACACCTGGCGAAGGATTCAGTTGAGGAGATTACGCTATGCCGAAAGATGAAAGTACAACTTATACGATCGACAAGCTAGAGGTATTCGCTGTCGGTCGGTGGAACGGCTACCCGTTCAAGAAAGAGGACCTGGCGTCTATAGCTAACTCATTCGGTAACCTGAAAGAGTTTGTTCAGCCTCCACTGAAGTTGGGGCACAATGAGGAACAGGCTTTGAAGGACGGCGACTTTGCGCTGGGCTGGATTGAGGACCTGTGGGTTGACCAGGATGACAAAGGCAAAGATAAGCTGTACGCAAAGATCACTGATGTACCTGAGATCGTGTACCAGGCCATCAAGCGTAAGCTGTATCGCAAGGTTTCCATTGAGCTTGACTTCGGTGTTGAGCACAAGGGGAGGTACTACGCGTATGTACTCACAGGGATGGCACTTCTTGGTGCCCAGCTCCCTGCAGTATCGACGCTTAACGACATAGCGCACTACCTCGGTCGCGAGCACATGCCCGCCAACCAGGAAAGCCATGCTGTGTTTAGTATGAGCACCGTAGAGGGTGTAATTCAACAAGAGGAGGGCACATTCATGCCTTTGAATGAACAGGAAGAGCGCGAACTTCGTGACCGCCTGTCCAAAGCTGAGTCCGCCGCGTCTCAGGCCGAAAAGGACAAAGCGGAATTCGAGCGTAAGGCTCAGGAAGCCGAGCGCGAGAAGGCCGAGTTCGAGCGTAAGGAAAAAGAGCGCGCTGAAAAGGAGAAGACCGACAAGGTCAAGTACAACCGTGACCAGGTAACTGCCAAGTTCGAGAAGGCGGTCAAGGACATGGTACTGACTCCCGGTCAGCGTGATACATTCACCAAGCTTCTCAAGGTGGACGACGACGATGCCATGTACAGTATCGAACTCGAAGCCGTTGATAAGCTCATCGAGGACAATGCCGTGAACGGTAAACAGTTCAGCGCGGACAAGGGCGCAGGGTCCGGCGAAGGCGACGAGCAGTATGACGACGCCGGTGACTACCTGCATCAGAAGACCATGCAGTATATGGCCGACCACGACAAGGTGCCGTATGACCAGGCCCTGGAAAAGGTGATGATGCTGGACCGCAAGGCCGCCACTCGTCACGTACAGGCCACCACCGAGCACTACAAAGAGGAGGGCTAAGCTATGGCTGAACAAGGCGAAC